CTGAATCTGCTGGACCTGACAACTTTTCAGCAGGTTGTGAACCAACTGGTGGTTTTGCACCTGGAGGTGTTGCTGTTGGTGTACCTTTTGTGTAGTCACCAGTTTCGTCATCAAGTTTTTTAATTTCACCAGCAACTTCACCAACATCACCTGTGCCATAAGCAACAGATGTTGGTAATTTTGATGGTGCGTCTTTGTGGCCACGGCTTACGGATGCATCAAAAGTTTCTTTGGCACCTTCTGTAAGAATTGATTTAGCGGCGTCTGTCAGATTAAATTTTCCCATTTTGAGAATCTCCTTGATTTATATTGGATATTTATGTTTAAAGTTTTTTAAGGAAGTTTTCAAAGATTTTTAAGCTTACGGCTTCAATATCTTTGCTAGATGCTTGCTTAATTTCTTGCTTTGCAACATCGTGTTGTTGTTCGGTCCATATACCGTTAACCAACATCCATTCCTTACCTTCCATAATACCTTGTACAAAAGCACCAGGCGCAGAAGGATCTGCTACAATATCTGCCGCTGTGGCCAGATGAAAGTCTCCTTGAACGACATTGATGCCGTTTTCCATTTTAAGAGAACCCATACCTCTTGATGACACACCTAGTTGTGCGCCACCTTCAATAAGGTTTCTTGCAATGTTACCCATAGGGGTTTCAAGAATTTTTGCTTTGCCTATCCAAGCATTTCCTTCTTGACGTAGGCCAACAATTAAGTGAGACACACGATCAAGATTAATGGATGGGGTGTCTGGATGTCCCAGTTCACCAAAGGCACGATTTTTATTAATGTATTCTTCGCTGTAACGGTTAACTTCATTACGCATGGTTTCTTCTCTATACATGCGTTTATTTTTGTTAACTGATTCTGCAACTAGAAACGGACCTTCAATGAAAAGAGTTTTCTTTCCATCTTTTTCTTCCGTTAAGTATTGTACCGATTCGGTAAGTTCTCTAATGAGTTTCATTTTAATCCTTATGGTCTTATGCCGTAACTACCGTAGTTAAATGCAGCTGGATCGTTGAACTGACCACGTTGATAGTGTTCGTTGTCTTTACGTAATTCTAGAATAATTGTGTAACTTGAATTTGCAGTTTGGCCTCTTGTGCAAATTCCAATATCTCCATTATTCCATGTTGTTGCGGTATTAGATACTGTTGGATTTTTAATGGTAATCCAATTTCCGTTGCCGTCATATTCTCCGTTACCCTGCAATAACATAATTGGTACACCTGAATTTGCCAAAGAACTTCTAGTATTTGACCAATATAATTGCACATCACTAATGCCACTGTCTGTATCAAACCAAACACGGTTTATGGTTAGACCATAGTAGGACAATGGTCCAGTATTTGCAGTTGATGATAATAGGTTTGCTTTTGAAGAATCTAGAGCACCAGATAAAGTGTTTGCCTGAATTCTGGCCACATCGTTTTCTTGGCCAGTGCCATCAAATTCACCAGTAATTTTGATGACTGCAAATTGAGTATCATCCTTTAATACTTGATATGAAAATTTATTTGCCATTTGTAATCCCTGTTATTGTTTGAATAATATTTATACCAGTATGACAAAATTAAGTCGAAACTTCTGTTTGAACCGCTTCATCTTCAGCAGATGCTTCTGGTGGGTTCATTATGTTCTGTGCGACCACTTGTTTGTGTGCTTCAATGTGCGCCATCACCTTGTCTTGCAATGCAGAATATAAAGCATCACGCATTTCTTTTGCGTTGTCTTGTTCTGCATAGTCTACTATTTCTCTTGCTGTTGCCATGTTTATCTCCTAATTATAATATACGTTTTAATCTAGTGAAGGTAGTATCTTCTAAACTCAAATCACCTTTAACTGGCTTCGAACCACTAGAACTTTTTGCTTTTGAGCTGTCTGATGTAGAACCACCAGAACCTCCATCAGCTTGACCTTGGCCAGGCATCAACTTTGCCTGTTGTGCCATTTGGTCAGTTTGAACCTGACCCATCATTTGTTGTTGTGCAACATCATTAGTTACCGCAACTGGCAAACCAAGACCCATTTCTTTTTCTTTGTCAATTTGTTTCTGCATTTCTTCAATCTCATCATCTAATAGGCGCAATACATTTTGTTGTATCCACTTTTGTGAGAAATATCGACCTGTATACGGATCAACTGCGCTCAACAAAGACAATCTTTGATTAATTAATTCCGATTCTTTTAATTCGGTAAAATTATTATCTCTAATAAAATCATAGTGAATGTTTTCCTTAAACAAATTCCATTCTTCAGCAGTACAAATTCCTTTAAGTACACATTGTACACGAAGAGCCTGGTCAAAAACATCCGAAAATTTGTTGCGTAGCCTTTCAACAAACTTAGAAAACTTTAATTCATCTCTAGTAATTTCTGAAGTGCGGCCAAGAGAAAAACTTTGATTTGGTTCTAATCTAGAAACCGGTACAGACAATGCACCATATAATTTCTTTTGAAAGTATTTAACATCTTCCAACTCACCTAGGTTTTGTCCACCTGGTAGTGTAGTAATCTCTGTACCTTTGCCACCTTCTCTACGTGGTAACCAAAAATCTTCCATCATCGACATAAACTTACGGTCATCACGGACTTCACCTGTGTTTGCATCATAGACAAGTTTGTTTTTATACTTGACCATAATGTCACGGAGATATTGTTCCGCTTTTAACTTAGGAAGATTGCCAACGTCAATATAAAAGATACGGCGTTCAGGAGCACGTGAAATGCGATAGATAACTGTTGCATCTTCAATCATCCTTAACTGATTCAATGGCTTGATTGCCTTGTGTAAGTATGACAACACAACTGCCCTACGTGAATCCATAAGGCCAGAAACCACCGAGATGATCGAATCTGTTGTGATGCGTGTACCGACTGGTCCAAAGTTTGAGGCTGATCCTGAGACTACCTTGTCATTGTAGATGTAGTACTCATTTACAGGGTTCATAATCTCCACACCTGTGCGTTCATCTTTTTGTTTTTTAATCTCACGCACTTTACGCAATCTACGTGGATCAATATATCTTAATTCTTTAATACCTTCTTGAGGATTCTCACGGTCAATAATAATGTGATAATACATTCTGCCATCAACATAATAACGGCGGAAAATATCTTGTGCCATATTTTGATAATTAAACAAACGAAGAATGGTACTAAATTCTTCTTTGATGGCCTTCTTAATTTTATCTGGTTGTTTTAAATCATCCAAAACAATTTGAGTAATTTTACCATCATCATCTTGTACGATAGCTTCATTAACTATGTCATCTATCGCAGATTCAATTTCTGGTTGCATTGCCATTTCACGGTATCTAGAAATTAGTTCTACCTCATTCTTTGCAGTGCCGTCTAAGTCAACATATGTACCGTAGTAAGCGGCAGATGTAATAGTTAATGCACCATCATCCGAAGTTGGAGGTGCAAAAGATTGTTGAACGACTTTATCATCCTCATCTTGTTGACGAGAAATTGTAAAACCGAACAGTGAGAACTTGTTTGTATTTGCCATATTTTGTGTGTAATTATAAAATCAAAAAAACATGGAGGGCGCAAGGCCCTCCTCATATATCAAGTTGTTGTATTTGTTTCCCAGAATTGGTAAGCAAACGTACAAGTATATTCCTCAATTGCATCATTTGAACCCCAATCTAAATCAATTGGTGCCAAGTCTAGTGGGAACATACCAACAAAGTTGTATTTCTTAAGCTCATTTCCTGTCTTGCCGTATTGTGTCACACTTGCATCTACAGAATAACCTGTGGAACCAATTGCAGCACCAGAACGGACATTCGCTGCATGGCTATTGATTGCATTCATCCAAGATTCTAAAGAATTTCGTATTGCAAAATCTTCATCGTTGATGATTGTCAATGTCCAGTCGGCAAAAGTTCTGTTACCAGGAAACTTCATTTCACGACCAAAGTAAAAAACTGGTACAGTACCAATTGTTGAACCTGGTAGTTGTGCAGCTTTGGCCATGAAATTAACTTTCTGACCAGCTAGTGCGCCGTTTACGGCTAGTGTTGGAAAAACTAAAGAGACTGAGAACAGATTAGGACGGGCTCCGTCACCAATCATATTCGCTCTAAATTCTGCTACGTTGAATGCCATTGTATTCTCCTATTGTCGTTTTATTTATTAGGCTGCGCCAACAACTGTAGTGAAGTCAACACCAGTTCCAACAGCAACAAAGTTCAACTGAATGTAGTTAATTGAACGAGCAGGTTTGATGTAGATATCACCAACAAATTGATTGCTGTCAATTACTTGTGCTGTATTGTTTGTTGAATCACAAACAACTTTGAAATCTGTGATACCACGGCGACCTTGAATGTCACGCAAGAATGGAACAACTAGAGCAACAAACTGAGCACGGGTAAATTCATCGTTCAATTCAAACAAT